ATTCTATCCTTAAACACTGACAGGAGAATTAGATGAACAATCACGAAGTGAAACGCCTTTGCGTCCTCCCTCGGGAGGTTGCATGGGACGTCCAGAACAACTATGTAATTCCACCGTTCATTGCACCAACCTCTTTTGAGGGCGGTACGCTGTTCGTTGTGAAGGACACGGAAGTTCCGGTGTTCTTTAATTCTACTGACGAAGTCTGGTATTTTCCTTCGAGGAAGATACCGATTTCGTCGACGATAAATCTTTTGGCCAAGATTCGCGGCCTTGGGTTTATCGGAGAAATCTCCTTTGCCAAGAGCGTGAATTTTGCTCCTGACAAGAAGGTTTACTCAGTCGATGCTGTACGGAAGAATGGAAAACCGGGGAGTCTTTCCCTCTCTGATACTGAGGGAGGCTAAATCATGGTAGCATCTACCAGACCTAGAAAGTCAGGAGGAGCGGCCAAAGAACGTTTTCGTTCTAAAGGCGGCTTTATACCTGCGGTTACATGCCTCGAGCTTCGTGGTGACGGGTCCGTAAATGGATCCGCCCCCGCTTTGCAAACAGGTTCGTTTTCGCAGATTTCTGACTATGTCATCCCTAACTACCGGGAACGCTCTAAGGCGGGTGAAGTCTTTATCAATGGACTTCACATTCGCCGACAAGAGTTTACCGATGGCGGGGGACAGGGGCAAGTTATTACTAATGCCGCAGATCCGTCCGTTTTCTATGACCTCACGGGTCCTGGCCATTTGGCCTGGCTCCGCGTTGTCTATGGAACGCTCGCACCCATCGCACTTCTGGATGAGTTTGATGTGGCAATCATGGATGAACTTGTTGGTACAGCCGTCGAGTCCTCTAGGGGTCGGAGTGATCCGAACCTTTGGGAAACGTTAGCTGAAGTTGACAAAACTGTCAACATGCTCCGGAAGCCGCTCGCGGCCTTTGACAAGTTTAACAAGAAGCACTTGGCAAGGTCGATAGCAACTTCCGCCTCGAACGCATGGCTGCAATACCGTTATGGTATTACGCCATTGATTAAAGACGTTCAAGGAATCATGAAAGGACTTCAGAAGAAAGTCGGGAAACAACGGAAGACGTCGAGAGCATCTGAAAATATGTTCAAGACTGAAACCCAAGTTGACCAGTACCGTACCAATTTCAACTTTGATATCCGAATACAAAAGACGGATTCTTTAGTTGTCAGAGGTATGTCAATTGACGAAATGGTAATTGGTGAGGCCTTTAATATCGGCTTCTCCGCTAAGAACCTTCTCACACTTCCGTGGGAGTTGGTTCCTTACTCTTTCGTTGTTGATTGGTTCGCCAATGTCGGGGACTTCCTCGGCTCTATGGTGCCACTTCTGAATGTCAATCAGTTAGGTTCTTGCATAACCCGGGAACGTGTAACAACCACGGTATTTACCATTGAGAATAACTTCCTCTCTGGTGGATACATTCCGGGATGGACATTAACTCGTCCAGTCTATGGCAGTTATATTTGCAAAGACTATCGCAAGGACCGCGGTCGTTTACCTTCTCCGAAGTTGTCTTTCCGGAATGATTTCGGATTCGACAAACCGAAGAGGGCAGCGGATGCTTTGGCCTTGGCCTTGCAACCGCTCGACCGTATCTTTGGGGGAAAGAAAACATCCCCTCCACGCGAGCGATTCTTTAGAGCCAAAATCGATCGTAATGGTAAGTTCCAGGACTAAACATCCTGGTTTTCCCTTGGTTCATTCTTCTCTCTTAAGGAGATTTCCTGATGTCAATCACCATCGACAGTGTCGCGTACTCCCTCGACGCGCAAACCAGTCCTACCTCAGTCCGCTACGCCAGCCCGGCAAATACCGTGTCGGCGAAGGACCTGGTTCAACTGGCGCGGACGGCTCCCAAGCCGTCTGCCGCGTTTTCCGGAGTCGCGCGCGCCTCCGCCAAGTTCACTCGCACGGTCGACCTCACCGGTGCTATCACCCCGAAGGGCGATATCATCTGCGAGGTCAGCTTTTCCGTGCCCGTGGGCGCCGCTGACGCCGATGTCGTGGAACTGTGCGACGACGTGGGTGAGTTTGTGGCATCTGCCAGCTGTGAAGCACTGGCAAAAGCCGGGAAGATCAATCAGTAATCGGGCCTAGGCTCAGTTCCTGACGTTTTCCAGATTCACCCCGCAGTTCGTCGTACGGGTCCACCACTATCGGTGTATCCGCAACAAAGGAGATATCATGATGATACCCTCGCTTAAAGAGGTGCAACGCCTCAATAAGTACCTGAAAGAAAATTCCTTCAGCCTTTATAGGGATTTACTTCTCAGCGTGTTGCGAGACTATTCGCATATTAAGGAGTTAGGATTCGCTCGGTGCGAGGGTTTAATTCGCGCTAAGCGGTACGACCTCCTGTATGTCGAAGCTGATTCTATGTCGGCACGTTCGTATTCCGATGCGACCTTACATCTGGTCGCGAATCAGTTCGCTACTCTCGTTCGTAAATACCCATGGGACTCTAAGCTTGTTTGCTTAGATCCCGAGCGCAATGCTCGGGAGACTTTTATGAAAAGTGAGCATCGTTGTAAACGCTTTAACAGCGTATTCGACCTCTACTCGTCTTTCAGGAGCCCCCATGAGTCAATGTTGGCGAAGTGTCGGGATTTCATCCATTATGTAATTGGAGAAACCCCTTCGCTCCCCCAAATCTACGGAGAGTGCGACTTTGGTCCCGGCGCCAGTCTTGGTTGCCACGGAGATGCTACCTCGTTTGGACGGAAAATAGTCCTCGACGAGTTAACCGTGACACCAGGGGCGATACCATACGCTATGTCCGCTTGGATGTCTCACGACCAGCTTCGCGACCGATTCTTCGAGAGAAGGACCGGAAGCTCTGGTTTAGAGGTATCTTGTGTGGATTTCGCCGCAGCGAACCGAAAGTTCGCTGCCGCGCTTAGCGTGGTACAATATAACAAAGTGTCGTTTGTACCAAAGACTGCGAAAACCTTTAGGGCCATCGCAGTCGAGCCAACACTCAACTCCTTCGTACAGAAGGGGATTGATCAGGTTCTCCGGCACATGCTGCGTCGTGCCGGCCTTGATCTTTCCGACCAGAGTGAGAATCAACGTATGGCCCGTTATGGGTCAATCGATGATTCTGAGGAAGGTTTCTGCACAATAGATTTGTCTAGTGCTAGTGATAGCATGTCGATTAGTCTCGTGCGTTATCTCCTCCCTCGTGACTGGTTTAATCTGCTGAATCGGTCGAGGTCCCCTAGCTACATCGATGGTGGCGAAGAAGTACGCTACCATAAATTTTGTAGTATGGGGAATGGCTTCTGCTTTCCTCTCCAAACACTGATCTTTGCTTCAATCGCTCACGCGGTTGGATCAGGGAAATGTGGGCGTGACTTCCGTGTCTACGGTGATGATATTGTAGTCAGGAAGAAACACTTCGAGGAAGTAGTTTCGGCTTTGAAAATTTGCGGATTTACCCCGAATCTGAAGAAAACCTTTTCAGAAGGGGCTTTTCGCGAGTCTTGTGGAGCCGATTGGTACGCTGGTGAGGACGTTCGTCCATACACACTTGATCACAAATTGGATTCGCTCCAGAATGTTTTCAAGTTCCTAAATCTATCGCGTCGCTCGAACCGTACTTCTATGGTTCTTGCGAGCGGGTTTCACATAGTACTTAATGTGATACCGGGTCGACTTCGCTTCTGGCGCCCCCATAAGGGGCAACCGGATAGCGGGATCGATCCTTTAGACTATAACTCTCCTAGTAATCCGTACATCCGTCGTTCGAAAAAGACGAATATGTACAGATGGGTTGAGTTATGCACGTTACCTATACAAGATAATGTGCTGGTCCCCACTTGGGGTGTGTATGCTGCCGCTTTGCGCGGCCACGATTCGTCGTGTATGTTCACCTTTCGTCGAATGACGAAGACGACCCTTCGGTATGTATCATACTCTGGTGTCTCTGCAAATCATGCATTGATGCCTGAGTACTATTATCCGAAGGGGGCTAGATGTAATTCCTAGCCTCACGTAGTTGGATCTAGATGGTGTTCAACTACAAGGGACGCAGCGC